GATGGGTAATTTAAAACACATCGCATCTCATCTATATCTACAGTCTCTTTTATATCGTCAAAAGTACCTACGTTTTTTCTTAGAAGATTTAAGTCAATATTTACATTACCCTTGGATGACCCAACAGCAATATTTTCACCAATACACTTCTCGCGCAGAATAAAGAAGGTAAGTAATTTTTCTGCTACGTTTAACCCCTTTGTTAGGATAAATGATTCTAAAAACTCGATAACCCCAACTGTAGTTGAATCTCTATACAAAGATATCTTTCTTAGATCTTTATATAGAATCTCTTTTACAAAAACTTCCTTCTTATTAGGAAGAATAAAGGATACATCCATGCTATTAATTATAACTGGATATAATTTTTGAAAGCAAATGTTACTGATTTTTGCTTAAAATCATCATCATTATAATTTAAACTATACCCCTCAACATTAGTTGGAAACACATCGGTAAACCTATATCCCTTTCTCATCTCTCCGCGATTATTGTACTGTCTAAGCTCAACAGCAGTACATAGTAAATCTCTTTCAATGAGACCGTGAGTAGCAATAGCTATCATCCAAGGTCTAAAGAAAATATGCTCTAAGTCTTCTTCTGTATCAAAGAAATTAATCGCGAGGTTTCTTTCTAAGAAATTCATTCTCCGTTCAGCACCAAATGCAGGGAGGTAGTTACCTTTATTAATTTCACCACCCGGAGCTAAAAACTGTGTGTTTTCCTGAGGTACTGTTACTTCACGAGCTGCTAATACACTACCGTTCTTTGTAAATTCCATTGGCTCGTTCTTAACACGCCACCCTTCATCAGCATCAAATAATGCACGCTGTATTGCTGATGGCAGACCTACAGGGCCACTAGACGAACTTCCAGGCACTCCGGGTTGACCAGGCTGTAACGCTCCAGCGTTACTGTACTGAAAGTTAACCTTCCATAATGTAGGTAATGAGAGAAAGAACTTTCTATCTCTACTATAACCATCTAGAAAATCATAGGCCTCGCGCATTAATAATATTTATTCAATAACCTATGTTAAAGAAGCGCCTTATCTAGCGTTAGGGTATTTTGTAAAATCCCTATAGAAGTGATATGCAAAAGTAACAGGGAAATTTAACACTGCACCAGAACCTTCAGCTATAGTGTATTCAATATCACCGATGTTTCTTATAGATGCACCAACCAATTGAATGTTTCTAACATCACGAAGTTCTTTATCAATTTGAACTAAGTTAATAATTGACTCTTCACCAGGCATACCATATTGACCAGTTGAGGTCTCATTATCAAAAACATCTCTTGAAGCTCTTTCTAGTTTTGTTCTTATTTCACAATTCTCATCATGATAGAAGTTAATAGAATAACCTTCAGCGTTAGGGTATGTTGCTCGTCCTGGAACTTGGAACTGCTGACCGAAGTAATCTACGTTCTTGTTTTCTATCGTCCTTCCTGGAAGTGAAGCCGTCCTAGCATATACTAAATCCGACTCACCGTCTAGAAAAGTACCACCTACTAATTGTATTTGTTTTACTCGGAATAAGAAGTCTCGAGAAAATTGCTTTCGAGCTGCCCTGGAGAAGAAGTCTTGAATAGTTGTTGCCATATTATTATTTATTAAATGTTTCTATTAACCGCCGATTATCTCTTCGAAATTAGCATCTGTTCTAGTTGCAAAGAAGTTAACTAAGATGTACTCAGCCGTTCTAGTAGGCTTAATGTATATATCTACAACTAACTCATTAGCATCAATTACTGATGGTGTATTATTTCTTTCATCACAAACAATCAGGTAATCGAACACCCCTTGATTGTTCTTAGCTCTCTCAAAAATAGGCGTCAGCGCGTTTACAAGTCTTGTTCTAGTAAACTCTGTATTATTCTCAAATACAAAGAACCTTGTAAGCTTTCTCGTTGGTCTTTCTAGATTTAAGAAGAGCCTTCTTACATTAATTCTATCGAATGCACTAGGCTTCTTATTTAAAGTCTTCTGTCCGAATATTACTAATCCCTGCCCTGGGAATTGTGCTACAGGGTTAAGATTAGCCTTATATAATTCGTCTCTCTGCTTCTGATTAGGATTAACTGCTATATCATTAGCATTTGTTACAAGACCTCTTGTAAATCCAGCTGGCGCAAACCATGGGAAGGCTACAGCATCTGTTCTAGCCATCGAGCTAGCTGCAAATGGTGAGAACGGCACGTAAACATTTTGTCCAGAATATTCATCATTCACTAATGCCCAGTTAGCATAAACTGCTGCATAAGATGTGTTCTGAGTTTCGAACTGATGTCTAGTTGCCCAGTAAATTCCTGTTTGGAAGTTACGATTCTTATCATCGAGGTATTTAACCTTTCCATTGCCTTCAATAAAGATCTGTCTAATTGGATCAGCAACAAAAATACAATCACCTCTTCCACCTCCTAAGTATGGCGGTGAGCAGAATGATTCAAACTTATTGAATACAGCGTTATAATCATTTCTTAATTTAATTGCTGCCGTGTCAGTAAGCTCTTGTGAAGTTCTTAATCCATCAACAGCTGTTTTTGTAGCACCGTTGTATAAGAACTCATCGTAATAAGTTGTTCCTGCTGCACTAGTAATTGCTGCAATGGTTCCTAACCCACCTTCAACAACCACATCAATATCATATAGATCGTTGTTCTTAATACCTTCTAACGCCCTGTCGACCTTATTAGGAATATTACCAATATCTTTATTCTGTACACTACTATCGCTAAATGCACCAAGCGGATATAAGCTATCTGCTTTTCTTAAATGTGATTGATTTGCAAGTTCAGCCTTAATATCTTCATTAATTCCAGTTTCAGTAGAAGACATGTTCTCTGTTAATGCTGTAGTATATACTCGAATACGCTTCATGACGTTACCATTTGCATCCAGTGCATCCGTACCTCTCAAGCGGTTAGAAATATAATCATTAACAAGCACTTCTACGTTTCTTGAATTACTATCAGCATTTTCTATGTAATCAGATATTTGCGCTCCTCCGTTAGGATCTTGTTGTGTTGAGAATGCATTAATAGATCCTGCCATTCCATCGGTAACAACGTAATCAAGTTTAAATGCTTCATTAGCGTAAATCGACTTGCGTAACTTAAAGACACCTAAGTTAAGAAGATCATCATCAGTTCTATTACTAATGTCATAATCTGTGAAGTTATCGATAACTTCAGATACTGAATTTGTTGTCCCAGAGTTAGAATCAGCAGATAACTTAAACTCTAGCACAGAATTACCAAGTGTGGTATAAGATTCTACACCATTACCGCTAAGAGAGTTACCAGACTGAGTTACTGTTTTTGTAAATAAAATATTGTCAAAATCAGTCGCAGGGTTTAAGTTAGTATTGTCAGCTAAACCAACATAATAACCTTCGAAGTTTGGATTAATTGTTGTTGTTGACTTATTAAGCAACACAAGACCAGCACCATAAGCTCCAGATAATCCAACATCACCAAAGCCTGATGTTGAAGCTGTGTCAGACCATGTAAAGGCTGTACCAGCCACTGCTTTAAGGTAATCTGCTTCACTTATCTCAAGGTGAGTAGGCTCACCAAGAACGTATGTTCCAGATAAGACATTTAAGTCATATGAAACACCTTGATCGGAAGCAGCTGATAATGTAAATGTATCATTAGCATCTTCAAAGCCGTTTACAATAGATCTTTTTATTGCCGGCACACCTGTTGCTTTAGTTTGGTCTCCACTTAAAGTAAATTTAACACTATTAGTACCGAGCCTCGCCCCGGATAAAGCTAAACCAGCTCCCGGTGTTAAATTTCCAGCGAATGAGCTCAAGGTAACAGTTCTAGCGATTCTAGTTGCTATACCTTGTAGATTACTAATACCATCAACATTAACGAAAAATGTAGGATAGTTACTTGGTTGCGTTCCAGCCCCGGTACCCGTACCAAACACACCGTAGGCAGCACTTGCTGGTGAAATTACAGTAGCAGGATTACCAGTCCAACCACTTAACGAGAACCCGGAAAATCCTACCGTAAATGAACTTAACGCACCTCCAGCATCTTGTACTGTAAACGAAGCGCCAGATAAAGCTGAGGCAGATAAAGCATAATCAAAATTAAGAGATAACTGAAACGTACTAACTTGGTTAGTTTCTGTATCACCTGTTACTGTAACAACCGGGTAAACTAAAGCACCGTATTTAGATCCAAATCCATCTCCCAGCCCTGCACCATATGGTAATCGGCTAGCGTAAACAGTAGCTGGTGAGTTTAATAATTCGTTAATCGAGTAGTGAAAGTATCTTTCTGCAGAGTTTGTTGGAGTTCCGAAAACTTGAACTAATTCTTGTTTAGTTGTTATAGTAAGAACTTCATCTATCGGCCCCTGTTGTGCAAATCCTGTAACGTAAACGTTAGTGCCAACATTTGCTGGTGCGGTAAGGGAAAGATCTGATTCTCTAATTTCTACTCCGGGAGAGTTAATCGTACGCTGTGCCATAAAATTATTTATCCTTCTTTAGACAAATATATTCAAAAATTAATGACTTCAGTATGTAATTGTGAGTAAACAAAGGTAAATCCTGATGTAATCTCGTCTGGATTTTGATAGCTGTACTCTACCCCGTTAACTGTGGTAGGAAATGCCTTAGTATATGTAAATTTTATACGGTTATTGTTAAATTCATCCTTACCGTAAATCGTAAGATCTGTTTGATACTCTTTAAAAGTTGGATCGCCGGCGTTTGTATTAATTTCTCTCTCATTATACCTGCCCTCATATTCACTGTGTAAAAGATTCAGCCATTGATATAGCACCCAGTAGTTTTTATATTCATTATCTACATTAAAGCTTACACTTACAGGTGGGTAAGGGTTTTTACTATGAGATGATACATATAATGTACTACCTGCATACCTATTTTCCATAGCAGGTACTGTTATTTCTGGTACAGTTGTACCAAATATTGAATATTGAACAGAATCAGGAATAATTGTTGAATTTGTTTGGTTAAACTTCTTACTAAATTCCTTTAAAATAGGCGGTACATCAAAAACAAGTAAGAACTTATCAGCTCTTGACTTGTTTAGCATTGCCTGCTGCATAGAGTTTGTAGCCATATAATATATTTATCTATAAACTACTCGGTCGCCAGGGTGTATAATCTGGAGCGGGTGGGTAAGTTTGCCCCGTCCAATCCTCAGGTGGTTCTTCACCTATTAATTGAAATCCGAAATTCCTTAATTCATCTACATCAGAATCAGCCTGCTCCCCCATTCCCCACACCATAGCGTTCATTTCGTGATTATGGCTCCCTACAACTTCATCATCAAGATAAATGGATGTTGGGTCTTCAAAATATTCAATACCAAAGTCCATAGGCTCTATAACAGATGGCTTACCCATATCATCAACTTCTACTATTTCAAAAAATCGTTCTGTTATTTCTTTCTCTAATATAAAAAGGCCATATAACATAGCCATTACTCTATCATCATGAAAGCCTGCACGTGCTTTCCATGTACCATTTGGATATCTTACAAAGTTTCTAAGCTCTTCAACTGTCTCTTGCTCACTTATAGAAACTACTCTTACCTCATTCATAAAGTAGCGCATATTTAATACCCCCTTATATTTGGTATTTGTATGAGCAATCATACCCCTCATAACGTTACGTCTGTGAGCATTTTTATTACCGTATGATACTATCTTCTCATAGCCCAAATCAACAGCTAGTCTATCTACAACCTGCGCCCCGCAATTATTTCTTTCTATTAAAGCTAGAGGTGATCCCCAGTTACGTAAAATCTTATATAGTCTATTAGTAAACTCTAACGGAGGTATTTTATTGTTTCTATATACAGCTACCTGTTTAATTTGCTTAATATCTGTAATGTCTAGTATTTGAATAACTGAAGAATCTACACCTACACCTTCTGATATATCTACACCAGCAACATATAATTTAGATTCATCTGGCTCTTCCCATAGCTTATAATGCCCTTCATCTAGAATAATTTTAGGTTCAGATACCTTTGACATCATCTCTTCAAATAACTCATCATCTAATGTTGATTCGCCAGAATGAATAAATTCACATTCAAACTCCTGTAGCCATGCATCAGCTGAGCCAATAGCTGTTTTAGTAGCCTGTGCCCAAGTTTGATCTCTTCCAGGTATCTCATCCCATTTTATCTTATCATGCGCCCATCCATTTTCACCTTCTATAGCTCCGTGGTATAATTTATAAAATAGGTTGTCAGTACCGTTAGCTGTCGAACATACAAACACCTTAGACTTTTTAGAAGAGGTAATAATAGGAAAAACAGACTTCCAGAACTCTTCAACCAAATGTGGCTCAATGAAAGCCATCTCATCAATAACTAGACAGTTAACAGATTGACCACGAGCAGCTGTACCGGTAGTAGTCGTAATACCTATTCTACTACCATTCTCTAACGTCATAGATGTCTTAGCATATTCCTTAACGGGTGGTTTAAGCCAGTTAGGAAGCTCTTCATATGCCATTCGCACTCTTTGAAAGATTTCAATAGCAGTAGCCTCTTTGTTTGCTACTAATAATATACGCTGGTCATTATTAAAACATGCTTGCCATAATATGTATATGGTCATCATAGTTGACTTACCAATCTGTCTAGAAGCAAGAAGACAAAAGAATCGATTATCTCTCATCTTTCGTAATGCACGTTTTTGTGGCTTATATAAAGCTATTTTTTCTTTACCTCTGTCAAGATTAACAATATGGAAGAAGTTTTCAGCGAAATATAGTATATTACTACTAGCTTTTTTAAGATCCTTTACTTGCTGTTTAGTGTATTCACCCTTCCAGTTAACATTGGGTAAATTTTTATTACCCATATAGAACATATTATCTTGTCTAGCCACAGAAATATCC